ATTTGGAACTAGAAGTAATCTTCCTAGCACTCGACAGGCCCGAAGATGTCAAAAAGTTACTCTCCCTTGAACTCACTGGCATCTGGATCAATGAGGCTAGGGAGATACCTAAATCAATTATTGACGCATGTACTATGCGTGTTGGTCGTTTCCCTTCTATGCGTGATGGTGGGCCTAGTTGGTCTGGGGTCATCGCTGATACTAATGCTCCTGAGGAAGATCACTGGTGGCCTATCATGTCTGGTGAAGTTCCTGTACCGGATCATATTCCAATAGAGCAAGCGCGTATGCTTGTTAAGCCTGACAACTGGACATTTTATGTGCAATCATCTGGCATGATAGAAGAAACAGACAAGAATGGCTCTGTGCTTGATTATAAAGAAAATAAAAAAGCAGAAAACTGCAAGAACATGCTGAAGACTTATTACCCTAATTTAATTAGGGGTAAGACAAAAAGCTGGATTGATGTATATGTAATGAATAAACTTGGCTCAATCCAAGAGGGCAAGCCAGTGTATCAAAGCTTTGTAAGCGAAACACACATAGCGACAGAAGAAATACCCATCGCTCATGGCGTTCCTTTGTACATTGGAATTGACTTTGGCCTTACGCCTGCCGCTGTGTTTGGGCAAAAAGTTAGAGGCAGATGGTTAATCCAATCAGAGATTGTAGCTATTGATATGGGGATTGTAAGGTTTGCAGAAGTGCTGCGCCAAGAGATTGCCACTAGATTTTCAAACCTAGATGTAAAAATATTTGGTGATCCGGCTGGTGACTTTCGCGCACAGACCGATGAAAGTACACCTTTTCAAATACTTAGGGGTGCTGGGCTAAGAGCAACTCCTGCCCCAAGCAACTCTGTTGATTTGCGACTTGAGGCTGTTGCCTCTTCATTGAACAAAATGGTTGAAGGCAAGCCAGCATTTTTAATTGATAGACGTTGCCCAACACTTATTAAAGGCTTTGAAGGCGGGTATTGCTATCGGCGGATGCAAGTTTCTGGCGAACGATTTGATGACAAGCCTGATAAAAACATGTACTCACATATACATGACGCTCTTCAATATCTAATGCTTGGCGCTGGTGAGGGCAGGGCTTGAATATCTGGGCAAAAACCTTTGAGAGCATTCAATGCAAAGTCTGAGTTCGATGTGTTCGCAAGAAAGCCAAAGCAGCAAAAGCGTCAAGGTCTTTGGGCAAGAATGTAAATTGTGCGTTGCGTTAATTGATTAATTGTGTTTATGCATAAATGATCTAATACAAGGAGATTAACATGTGTTTAGGTGGTGGCGGTGGTAAGCCAAAAGAAGACCCTGTTGTAAAGCAAGAACAGGAATCTCAAAAAGCAGAAGAAACTCAACAGAAAAAAGTTCGCAAGCAAGAAGCTTTATCTGAATCTTTGACAACGATGCGTGGTGGTCGAGGTCGGCGTTCACTAATTAAAAGTGGCAGCGGCGGCATGGGCTTTTATAACGAGTATCTATAATGATAGTTAACAATGATTTGCAGAATGGCGTGTATGAAGGCGAAAAAACTGCCCTCAAATATTTAAAGAAATATGAAAACGCCAAATCGCAACGCGAAAACTTTTTGCCGTTGTTTGAGGAATGCTATGAATATGCATTGCCTCAACGTGAATCATTTTATGCAGAGTCAGTAGGACAGCGTAGAGATGATAAAATCTTTGATGAAACGGCAGTTGTTGGCGTTCAAGAATTTGCCTCGCGCTTGCAGTCAGGTTTGGTTCCTAATTTTGCTAGATGGGCGGATTTCACTGCGGGTTCTGAAGTTCCGGCTGAAGAGAGAGATGAAGTTAATAATCAACTTGATGAAGTCACGGATTATGTCTTTGAGGTTATACAAAATTCAAACTTTGGTCAGGAAGTTCACGAATCGTTTATGGACTTGGCGGTAGGCACAGGTGTCCTGTGCGCTATGGAAGGCGATGCAGTTAACCCTGTAATGTTTTCTGCAATACCATTACCTCATGTAGTTCTTGATACTGGCCCTGACGATCAGGTGGATCATGTCTATCGTGAGCGTTCTGTGCGTAACTCAGACATTCCTGTAATGTATCCAAAGGTAAGCCTTTCAGATAAAATATTACAAAGAATTAAAAATAATCCAGATGAACGCACTAAAATATTAGAAGTTGTTTGTCGTGATTACTCAGCGGTAAATCAAAAAGCATTTTTCTTTTATGCAATAGAAACAAACACTAAGCAGATAATTAAAGAAGAAAAGTACACTGGCATCGGATCAAATCCGTTTATTTGTTTCCGATGGTCTAAAGTATCTGGTGAAATTTATGGGCGTGGCCCATTGATGAATGCCTTAAGTGCAATTAAAACTACCAACTTGACTATTGAGTTAATCCTTGAGAATGCACAAATGGCAATCTCAGGCATTTACCAGATGGATGATGACGGTGTTATTAACCCAGATACTATTAATCTTGTTCCCGGAACGGTCATACCAAAAGCCGCTGGCTCCATGGGTTTGCAGCCTGTTCAAGCTGCTGGGTCTTTTGATGTTGCTAACCTTGTTCTTAGTGATATGCGTTTGAATATTAAACGTGCATTATATAATGATATGCTTGGCAATCCTGATAAAACACCAGCGTCTGCAACAGAAATAGCAGAACGTATGGCTGATTTATCTAGGCGTATTGGCTCTGCATTTGGAAGATTACAAGCAGAACTTGTGCAGCCTGTGTTGCAACGTGTTGTTTATATTCTAAAAAAACAAGGACGCATTGAACTGCCTACAATGAACGGCAGAGAAGTAAAGGTTCGTTCTGTTTCACCTCTTGCACAGGCGCAAGCTAATCAAGATATTTCCTCCGTAGCTAGATTTCTTGAACTTGTGCAAGGCAGATTTGGCCCAGAGCTTACAAACATTTTAATTAACTCAGAAGAAACTGCGGCATATCTAGCCAAGAAGTTTGGTGTGCCTGACACTCTTATTCGTGATCTTGAAGAGCGTCAGCGTATAGTTCAGATGGCCCAGCAAATGGCACAGCAACAACAAATGCAAGGAGGCCCGCCAATTGATCTTGATGGATTTCGCCGTGATAAGAGTGAAGACACAAAGATAAACTTAAACATAGCTACACTATTCAATACAGATGCAGGGCGATCTGTATTAAAGTATTTACGTTCCATAACAATTGAACAGGTTAATGGTGCTGGCGTTTCTGACGCTGAACTGCGCCATATGGAAGGACAGCGATATATCGTTGGCCTCATTGAAACTCGTATGCAAAATGCACACAAAAACAAAGAGGTTAAGACATGAACGAAGAAGCACAGGTAGAAGATTCCGGCGTAGTCACTGAAGGTGGCGATCCATTGCTGCAAACAGATGAGCAGGCTCGTCCAGATTGGTTGCCGGAAAAATTTAAAACAGCAGAGGATTTGGTAAACTCATATACAAGCCTTGAAGGGAAGCTTGGTCAAAAAGACGAAGACATCCGCAATGCTGTTATTGAAGAGCTTAGTAATGAAGCATTTGCTAATCGTCCAGAAACTGCCGGTGACTATCAGTTGCCGGAAACAATTGACGATGAAATGGCTACTGATAATGAACTTCTTAAATGGTGGTCTGATACTGCATTTGAAAATGGATATAGCCAAGAGCAGTTTGAGGAAGGCATCAATATGTATGCTGAGGCTCTTAACGCTGATGTTCCTGATTATGATGCAGAGGTTTCTAAGCTTGGTGACAATGCCGAAGCTAGGCAAGAAGCCGCAAGCTTATTTGCTAATCAGTTTTTTGAAGAGCAGCATCTTTCAGCTATTGAACGCATGTGTGAAACCGCTGATGGTATTGAAGCACTAGAGTTTATGATGCAATCAATGCAGCAAGGTGGGCCAGCTATTGACGGTCAGGCTGTGGCTACCATCACTCAAGATCAACTGAATCAAATGATGTTAGACCCTAGGTATCACGACCCAGTTAAGCGAGATCAAACATTCATTGCTGAAGTAGATGCTGTATTGGTGAGCTGTCATTAGTAGAAGCTAGCGTAGATCACGCTAGAATGATCGCTGACAGCCTTAGAATGTATGATGCTAGAGAGTGCCTTATATATGGCTTAACGCCGCTAGAGGCTCTCCTAGAGCCGTTTACGGTAAAGGATAGCAAGACCTATACTATAAAATTTAACGAAACTGTTATAGCTATGTGCGGAACTGTGCCTGTTTCAGAGGGCGTTGGCAGAGTTTGGATGCTCGGCACTGGCGGCGTTAATGAAAACTATCGTATTTTTTTGCGCGGTTGCAAGCCAGCGATAGATATATTGCAGGGCGAATATGAGGTTGTAGAAAACTTTGTTCCGCAAGATCATATTGACACAATCATGTGGTTAACATGGTGTGGTTTTATATTTGATGAAGAGGTCTATAATATTCACGGTCATAACATGATGCGTTTTGTGCGTTGCAGAGAACGAAAAAATAATGTTTA